GCAGCAGGAGTTTCTGCGCGTTGTGGCTGATCCTAAGCATAGGCGTGTAAGCGTTAGGTCAGGGCACGGTGTGGGTAAAAGCAGCGCTGTTGCCATGGTTGCCTTGTGGCACTTGATCTGGCGGGTGCCTGGCAAGGTGGTTATGACCGCTCCGACCAGTTCTCAGTTGTTTGACGCTTTGTTTTCCGAGGTGAAGCGGATGACGAAGATGCTGAAGCCGCCGTTTGATCAGTTGCTGGAGGTGAAGGCTGACAGGATTGAGTTGAAGAGCCACGCGGCGGATGCGTTTATCAGTTGCCGGACCAGTCGTGCTGAACAGCCTGAAGCGTTGGCTGGGGTGCATAGTCCGCATGTACTGTTGATTGCTGACGAGGCCAGCGGTGTGCCTGAGGCGGTGTTTGAGAGTGCTGCGGGGTCGATGTCGGGGCATAGTGCGACGACGATTTTGACGGGGAACCCGACGCGGAACACGGGGCTGTTTTACGACACGCATCATCGGCTGAAGGATGATTGGTATACGATGCACGTCAGTTGCATTGATAGTCCGAGGGTCAGCGATGATTTCATTGGCGAGATGATGATGCGGTATGGCGAGGACAGTCCGGCGTATCACATTCGCGTGTTGGGGAATTTCCCGCCTGCTGAAGAGGACACGGTCATTCCGGTTCACTTGATTGAGCGTGCGCAGGCCAATGAGGTTGAGATTGACGCGCATACGACGCCGATCTGGGGATTGGATTGTGCTCGGCATGGGAATGACAGCAGTGTTTTGTGCAAGAGGCAGGGTCCGAAGGTGCATCCGCTGAAGGTGTGGCGGAATATGGACTTGATGCAGCTAACGGGGGCTGTGAAGGTTGAGTATGACACGAGCGCGCCGGGTCTGAGGCCTGCGGAGATCATTGTGGACAGCATCGGGCTTGGGGCTGGTGTGTTGGATCGTCTGAGGGAGTTGGGGTTGCCTGCGCGTGGTCTCAACGTGTCTGAGAGGGCTGCGGCGAACGGGATTTACATGAACAGCCGTGCTGAGTTGTGGTTTAAGCTGAAGGAATGGCTTGAGGGGCGGGATGTTGAGTTGCCGAAGGACGATCAGTTGTTCGCGGAACTGGCAGCTCCGAGATATACGTTCACGAGCAGCGGGAAGATTCAGGTTGAGTCGAAAGACAGCATGAAGAAGCGCGGTTTGAAATCGCCTGACCGGGCTGATGCGGTGTGTTTGAGCTTGGCGACGGATCACACGACGATGGCTTATGGCACGTCGTTCAAGGGTGGCTGGGCGAAGCCTTTACGGAGAAATATCCGTGGAATTGTTTGACAGACTGAGTTTCCTGTGCAAGTTTGACCTTGCTCTGGTTGGTTTGGGAAGCAACTAGTGTACTCCTCCTCTGTGGTCTTTTAAGACCCACCTGGCCCTGCGCTTCGGCGCGGGGTTTTTTTATTTTTGGCTTGGTGTTATGTTTGTGCAAGAAATTGGGGTGATTTATGCCGTTGAAGCGTGGTTCAGGTCGCAAAACTGTAAGCAGCAATGTTTCCAAGCTGCGTCGTGAGGGGTATCCCCAGCGTCAGGCGGTAGCGATAGCCATGTCGAAGGCTGGAAAAGGTCGCAAACCTAGCATGAAAAGGGGCCGTTGATGGTCAAGCAGTCTTCGTATGACGCATCTCCGACGCAAGAGACGACGCGCGGACCGGGTAATTGGGGCGGTGAGGGCGCGGCTAAGAGCATGGGTGGCGCACCTGCCGTGGGTGGGATGCTTGGCGGCTTGTTCGGTGGTCTGCTTGGCGGCTCTCAGCGCGGGAACACCACTCCGAACTCAGTCAAGGCGCTGATGCCTCAAGGTGGGGGTGGATTGCTTGGCGGCTTGCTTGGGGCTGCGCGTTATACCGGTCTTCGGGATATGTTCAACGGCGGTGGCCCCGGTCGCGCGGGTGAGCAGTTTTATGGCGGCGGGGCCATGTCGGCTGCTTTGAACCGCGCGGGCGTTCGGCCTCTTGGGTATAGCGACTTGATGGGGCAGATGGCCGCTCAGCGCGCTCAGAAGGTCTCCCAGCCGGGATACACGCCCACGGGGTATGGTGCTGCCCCTGCAGGTGGTTCTGGGCCTGTAGGCGGCGGTTATCGGGCTTCTCCGACTCCTGTTGCGCCCACTCCAACTGGCGGCTTGATTGCCAATCTGGGAGCGCCGATTACTGGCTCGGGTATGTCGCCCGCTAACGCTTATGCGACCGGTCCAATTATGAACGGCTCTCCTATGCCAAGTGGGATGTTTGGGAATCCCACGCAGCCGTTCACGAACACGACGCTTCCGACAACTGGCGCTGTGCCTGGTGCGTATCCGACAACCAGTCGCTATGTCAGCCCCGAAGTCTCGCGCAGTCAAAGCGCCTATCAAGATATGCTGCAGCAACTTTTCGTTGGTTCCGGGACTGCACCAGCCCCAACCCCCGCAACTCCGACTGGCCAAACCGCTGTCCAGCAGTCTCAGGCTGGTTACGCTGATATGCTGTCGCGGCTTGAAGCTCAGCGGCGCGCAGAGGCGCAGCAAAGAGCGCAGCAAATTTACGAAGGCATGATGGTGGCCCCCTGATGGACCCGACGCTGTTTGAACTCGCCCCGCAGGAGTTTGAGGGCGTTATTGCGGAGCTTGGCCTTCCGCAGTCTGAAGCCGATCAGCTTCGGCGGCAGTATCGTCGTCAAAACAGCATGTTTGCGGGCCTTTACGGTCTTCTAGACAGCGTAGCTGGGCGAGATGCTGAACAGGGTCGCGTCCGGGCGGACATGCTGCCTATGACGCGCCCAGAGGGCATGACTGGCATTGAGGCGCTGTTGAGCGGCAACGCGGAGTTGGCAATCCCTGGCGGCTTGCTTGGCGGCGCTGAGGCAGCGGCAATGGGGATCGACGCCCCTGCTGCGGCCTATCAAGGCATGATTCCGGCTGAAAATATGGTCGGAGAGGCGCTCGGCACGGGCGGGATGGCGATGGCGGGTGGTCTGCTGCCCAACGCTGGACGCTTGATGGAGTTTGACCCTGCGACGGTTAGCATATTTGCGGGGCGCAACGCTCGCACAGCCGATCTTAGCGCTCTCAGGCGTGCCGAGCGGATGCAAGCGCGTGGCGCTACTGGCGAAGAAATCTGGCAAGACACCGGGTGGTTTCAAGGCGCTGACGGCCAATGGCGCTTCGAGATAAACGATGCAGGCTCTCAAATGCGCCCAGCAGCATCTCAGTTTGCTGGAGATTACATTCCGTTGCGAGATGCTTTTTCTCATCTTGAGATGCAGCGTGCATATCCTACGATGTTTGTTTCCCCAAATGGGCAATACGGAATTTCATATCTTTACAATGAAGGATCACCAGCTGGTGAATATCGCGCTCCGCATAGGTCAACCAGCGGCACAATAGAAATTCGAGCACCACAAGAAGGTAGTATGGGGCAAGGCCGGTCATTGACTTTGCACGAATTGCAACATGCAGTTCAAAATGTTGAAGGCTTCATCGGCGGATCAAATCGCCGCGCACAATATCCGCTTCCGTATAGAAGCTTTGTAGCGAACGAGAGATCTGCTGATGATTTCTTAAATGCGCTGATAAGCGGTGATGAAGCTGAGATCGCGCGCTTGCGGGCGATTTCGCCGAGAGGATTCCCGGTTTGGGAAAATGTGCAGCCATATTTTCCAGGTCAATCTGCCGAAGAGATTTTGGGGCAAATCCGTCCAAATGCGAGAGAATATGCGCACGGTCTTTACGAGCGGGTTCCTGGCGAAGTTGAGGCGCGGCTAGTTCAAGCCAGAGGCGAGCTTTCGCCAGCGCAACGTATCAGCGAATACCCATTAAACACGCCGGTTCCGTATGAAATTAGCGATTACAGGTTGCAAGAGTTGACTGATTACCTCGCGCAATACGGCCTCCTGAACCAATAGGATCACGACAATGGACCCTGAAATCAACGATCTGACCAATCAGGTGCAGGAGCTTGTGAACCCGGACTATCTGTCCGACGACGAGCTGCAGGGCATCGTGGCAAGCGAAATTGACGATGCCGTTGATTTCATTGACAATATCGTGTCTCCGCTGCGCGCGAAAGCGACAGAATACTATCGCGGTGATCCGTTTGGCGACGAGGAAGACGGGCGCAGCCAGGTCGTCTCGATGGACGTACGCGACACGGTGCAGGCGATCATGCCGTCCCTGATGCGTGTCTTCACCAGCGGCGACAAGGTTGTCGAGTATGTTCCGCGTGGCCCGGAAGACGTTGCCTCGGCCAAGCAGGCCACGGAATACGTGAATTACATCTTCCAGAAAGACAATCCGGGCTTTCTGGTGCTGCACAGCGCGTTCAAGGACGCTCTGGTGCGCAAGAACGGGATCATCAAGTTCTGGTGGGACGAGAGTTTCGAGACCGAAACCAGCGACCTGACAGGCTTGGACGACGCGGCTTTGGCGTCTTTGAGCGCTGACCCGAACATCACGGTTGACGTGCAGTCGTCTTATGAGGGTGAGTTGCCGCCGATTGCGGCGGAAGAGGCTGCGATGATGCAGCAGCTTGGTATGCCCATGCCGCAGCCGCCGATGATGCATGACGTGATCGTGACGCGCCGTTTGCCCCGTGGTCGGGTGAAGGTTGAGGCGTTGCCGCCCGAAGAGTTCTTGATTGATCGGCGCGCCAAGTCGCTGGAGGACGCTGAGTTTGTCGCCCATCGCCGGGTGGTCACGGTCTCTGATCTGGTGGCGATGGGGTATGATTACGACGAGGTTTCGGCCTTGGCGTCTGACACCGACGACATGGATACCAACGTCGAGCGCTACACGCGCAACCCGGCGCTGACCACGCGCAACACAGATCGTTCCGATCCGGCATCCCGCAAGGTGACTTACATTGAGGCGTATATTCGCGTTGATCGTAATGGCGACGGCATTGCTGAACTGCGCCGTGTTTGCGTGGCTGGTGTGGGCAAAACTCTTTTGAGCGATCAGCCTTGGGATGTTCTGCCCTTTGCCTCGTTCTGCCCAGACCCTGAGCCGCACGATTTTTTCGGCATGTCGATGGCCGATATTGTCATGGATATCCAGCGCATCAAGTCTGTCGTGATGCGCAACAGCCTTGATAGTTTGGCGATGAGCATCCACCCCCGCGTTGCTGTGACCGAGGGGCAGGTGAACATTGAAGACGTGATGAACACTGAGACCGGTGCCATCATTCGCCAGCGGTCGCCGGGTCAGGTGCAGCCGCTGACAATGCCGTATGTGGGCAAGGAAGC